CCGCTAGTAACTGTTGGCGCTTTTATTGTTGGCACTGATGTGTTAGCGCTAACGCTTGGAACGCTGACGGTAGGTATGTTTATTGTAGGAGCTGAAATTTGTGAAACGTTAGGCAGAAATGGCACTGAATTGTAAAGGCGAATCAGAGCGTTAATTCCTGAAACAGCGCCAGCAATAAGGCTATTGAGGCCGCCAATAACTGCGCCAATAACGTTGATAATACCGCCAGCAATTTCGCCAACAACCTTAAACGCACCACCTAATACGGTGACAAGTACAGGCACAACGTATTTTTGAATAAAGTCAATAAACAGCGTGAATTCTGCTTTGTTATTCTTGATTGCGTCTGTAATTGGCTTGAAGAAATCTGCAAATTTGCCCAAGGCTGGCACAACTTTGTTAACAATAAACTCAACTAGGCTTTGGATTATTGGAAGCAAACGCGCGCCAATTGATTCTTTTGCCTCGTCAAACGTGACCTTAAGTATCTCAAGTCGGCCAGCAAATGTCTTTGAGTTTTCCGCAGCTGCTCCGCCAAAGAGATCTGAAAGTTTGCCTTGGACTTCTGTGAATGACATTGCTTTTAATTCGGCAGATGATAGGCCAATGCCTAATTTACCAAGTGCAGCTGTGTTTCCGTCATAGGCTTTGCCTAGGCTGTTTGCAACGCTGTCAAGGCCTTTGCCTGTTGCTTGGCTAATGTCTAAAGCAAGAGAGAGAAGATCCTGTGCCTTTGTAACGTCGCCGGTTGAAAGAGCAAGCCGCGAAAGAGCTGGGCGCAGTTTGTCATCTGCTACGCCTGTGGCCAATGATGTTTTGAGGATTTGTTTTTCAACACTGGCAATCATGTCATTTGTTGCGCCGGTTGCATTCTTAAGAGATGTGGCAAGTCGTATCTGCGCGGCTTCGTCCTCGATTGCAGCTTTCACACCGTCAACCGCGAGCTTTACCGCGTAAGCACCAGCGGCAGCTGTAGCTGCGGCAAATGCTAGTCCAGCCTTCTTTCCAAATTCTCCAAGTTTGCTGCTCGATCCTTCTACGTCAGCGTTGGCGCTATTAAGTGATTTTTTAAGTTGGTCAACGTCAGCAAGTATTGAGAGCTTGAGCGTTCTACTTTGTGCGACCATTTAGAATTCCTTTAGGATCTTGTCAAAGGCATTTTCCCACTTGGCAATGATTTCCGGCTGAATGGCGCGCAATGTTGGATAAATAAACCAGCCGTTTGACCCACCTTTGGGCGCTGACCCTGACCAAATTGGAAACTGTTTGTATTTGTTAGATCCAAACTCATTGCCGCCCCAAAGGTCTTTTGTTGTGCCGCCGCCTGAGAATTTCTGACCTACAAAACCAAAAGACAATTCTCCAATCTTTGAGGACTTGGAAACTCTTGATCCGCGAGCAATTCTCTCAGCTGCGCGGCCTCGACTTGTAGCAGTGCCGATAATCTTCTCCTGAGCAAATTCTGCTAAAGCACCAGAAGCGGCTTTTGCTTGGACTGTAGCTTCTTCGTCCATAGCTTTGAAAGCGCCTAGAACGCGGCGTAAATCAGCCTTGTCATAGGCAATTTCAACGCTGTCCGTCATGTTGCTTCTCCAATATCTCAAGCGCTGTGTATATCTGCTCCGCCGTCTGCCATTCGCTCATTGGTATTCCAGTCGCCAAGGCTAGATCGACCAGAATGCGATTTACGCTTCCGGCGGCGTAGCTTTTGGGAGAACCTCACCGACTGTCACGTCAGCGACTGTTTCGCACCAAATCTCAAAGCCCTTTATTGGCTTGCCAGCTGCTTCTCGCTTCATTGCATTCCACGCAAGAAATAGAAGATCCGCAATGCCAATCTTGTCTTGTGCTTGCGAAATAGTTTGCCCTGTCTTGTTTTCCCACTTCGCCCACTCTGGCGGTTGTGCGGTATATGTACCGAATTCGCCTGATGTGTATTCGATTGTGATTGGCAGTTTCATTATGTGCTCCCGTTTCTATTGCTTTTAGCTGATTGTTAGGACTGGTGTTGAGGCGCAAAGCATTGCCCATGAATCGGTTTGTGCGTCTGGTGCAGCGCCGCCAGCTGTAGGTGCTACTGGGAAAGCTGTACCGGCAAAACTTGCACCTGTTGCTGAAACTAGCGTAAAAGCCAAAGCTGTATTTGGCGCAGTAGTGAACGCTGTCCACATTGCTTCAAATAGCGATCCGGTAGCGCCCCAGTCAGCGAGAAGTTCAAGGTTAAGTGTCCACTGATCGTCAATGTGCTTGTAAGCCTTGCCGTCAAGTGTTTGGTACGTAGTGATTACAGGCGCGTTGACCAGTGTGACTGACGTTGCTTGCGCGTCATAGTTGACTGTTGCAAGTGTCAAGGTTATGTCGCGACCCGTTACTATTGTTGTTGGCATTCGGTTTTCTCCTTAGATTGTCTGTTGTGTGTAGTAAGTGCTGACCGCGAGATCCGCCACTAATAGGTTTGAAGCTCCTACAGATTGCACTGTCGGACGCTGTACGTCTCCAACTGTGTAACCGGCAGGCATTGCGCCCATGATCGCAATAATGAGCTGCTCAAGGTTATCGAGCGCGCCAGCTGTGTTGTTATACGCAACAGCGGCAGTGACCACAAAGTTAATTTTCACGCGTACTTGGCTTTTGCCAATAGTTGTTGTTTCGAGATACGGCGCGTCTGGCACAATCACGCAGGCTGGCGGAATGACTGCCTCTGGTGGTGATGAATAGACGGAAGCCGCTACGCCAGCCAAAGCTGTTGCAAGTGTGCCGCGTACGTTTGTCGCGATTGTTGTTGGCGTAGGCATTTACATGGCCATTGTTGAGACGTCAATGTAGTTGCCTAAAAGACCAATGACGCGGTTTTGTAAGCTGCGACCCATTCTGAAAGGTGAAGGCGTAAAGTCCACGCCCTCGATCTGTCCACCGGGAGCGACCACGCTTTGAAATATCTCCACGCTGACGATTGTGACCGCTTGTTCAACTGCGTCAGTGCTTGCATAAAGCGTGGCCGCATTTGCCCCGGATAGGTACGCAACACCAGCTGGAATAACTGGACGGAATGTGATGTCTGCGTTTGTAACGGCTGCGGTAAAGTAAAAATAAGGTGCAGGATAAGCAAAAGGCAAATATGGGAATGGATCATAAAAATTTGAAGTAACGGTTTTTGTGCCGTTAAAAACAGCAGGCACACAACCGCTAATTACAACACTCTGATCCGCTACAAATGTGTTTGGCTTTTGAGTAATGTAATAGGCAACGTTATTTTGCAAATAAACAGCTGCAACGGCATTTTGATTGGCCGTGAGCAACGGTAAAATTACCTGCTCCGCAGAATTGATTATCGAATCGAGATAGGCGTCAGAATATAAAGCAACAGAGACGCCCAGCACTGTTCTAAGCTGTGAAGCGGTGATAATGCTAGGCATCTCTGTCCTTTCGTGTTCGACTGGCCTAGATACGGGAGCGCACCTAGGCCATGCTTAATTGATTAGGTTAGGTTGAAGCGACGTAGGCCACCGGCAAAGACGGCCTGAGCTGCAATGTAACCATAGAGTGAAATCTCGATCTCGCCTGTTGTTGGCACGTTAGTAGCCAAAGTCAAAGCTGGAGACTCAAAAATTTCAATTGAGCGTGGCTCGATAATGAACGCTGATTCGTCGATTGAAGTTGCAACCATGTTTGGATCTACATAGTAATCAAGTCCAAGGACGTTTCCGCGAATGCTTGTTGGGATTGCAGACCCAGCGTTATTCATAGGATTTCCAGCGTTGTAAATTGGACGCCCAGTTGTATCTGTTGCGCCAAGCAAAGTTGTCCAGATAGAAGTACCAGATACAAATGACTTTGCTGTGCGCTTTGTCGCTGTGTATGCAGCTGGTGCTTCTGTTGATACGAATGAAATCAAGCCAGCTGAGTCAGCTGCGGTTGCTGTTGCCTGTGTACCGCCTGCAGTAATTTGTGCAATTACATACTGGTCAGTTGCTTGAGCATACGCATCACGCAAATTTTGGAGCATGATTTCATAAAATGAGGGATCGCTGCGATCGAGGAGCTCAACGCTATAGCGCTGGAAGCCCATTTTTTTGATTACTGTGGCATTTACATAACTTGAAGTAATCGCTGTTGTGCCTGTTGGGTCGCCGCCTTCTGCGACTGTCGCAGCTGTTGAATTAGCTGTGATTTTAGGGATTGACACTGTCATTCCGTAAGTTGAAAGCGGACGTGTGCCGCCGCAAGCTTCAATTACTGGACGATCAGCATTTGTGTTTTGTGCAACGTCGCGCACGTATGAAACTGGTGAGAACGCTGGATTTGTTGTAAATGAATCATCAGCTGCCTTGATGTACTGGCGAGAATCTTCATTGCCTAATCCTGCCTTGATTGTGTGCTCAAGGTATGCGCCACCTGTTGTAATAGGTGATCTTGGTGTTGCAAAATAGAGAGGACGTGAGGCCTCTACCTTTTCGACTTTGGAAGCCTCAACCGATTCGGCTGGGGCTTCGGGAACGGCTGTAGGTGTTTCCACTTGCGTTTCTCC